TGACTTAATCTCTTGGGCCTCGCCTCTAAGCTGTACCCTAATAGGGTATTTAAAAACTAAACCACGCTTTAACACTCTGTGCCACAGAAGCCCCTAATGAATTTAAGTCATTGTGGGATACCTTCCGTGACTCTACACAGAACTAAGGAGATCACTAACGTGACAACAGAAAGCCTTATCCCACGTCTAGATGTAACAGACGTACAACAGAACCCTGACGCGCAGTCAACCGGTACTACTCCAGACCAGGCAATCGAACCTAACATGGATACTAGTACAAGTACTGCCGCAGACACTTCTATCAAAGGTCTTGATGCAGACGTTTGGGAGAAACGTTACAAGGATTTGCAATCATTTCAAAGCAAACGTGAGAACGAAATGCGGAAAGAGATCGCAGAGTTACAAGATGCTGACAGTACCTTCACTGCTCCGACGACTCCGGAACAGCTGGAGGTCTTCAAGGAAGAACATCCTGAAGTCTATAACATGATGCTAACTTTGGCTCATCAGAAAGCCACTGAAGCTACTCAAGGTATTAATATGCAGCTCCAAACAATTGAAGAGGAGCGTAATGTGAATGCCTTCCTAGAAGCACAACAACAGTTGAAGAATGCACACCCGGACTACGAGACAATCGTACGTACTAGTGAGTTTCAGGAGTGGGCGAAAGTCCAACCCGCCTCTGTACAACAGTGGATTTTTGATAATCCAGATAATCCCGAACTTGCTGGCATTGCCCTTGATCGGTTTAAGGCACATCGAGAGGCTACTAAAGCCCACCTCGAAACGGAAGCTCAAAAGAAAGCTGACACTCAAAGTGCAGCTTTAGCCGTAGGCTCTTCATCAATCCCTAAAGCTTCTGATGGTAAGAAGGTTTGGACTGCATCTGAAATTAAATCACTGCATCCAAATGATTACCGGAAGTATGCTGCAGAGATTGATGTTGCCTATGACGAAGGTAGAGTCAATTTTAAAGCTTAATTTTATTATATAAGGTATATACACAATGGCAACTGACAACACACTATTTAATGGTGTCGGTACTACCAACTTTGAAACCACTAACACTGGTGATTGGTTGGCTACAATCTTCTCCCGCAAGGTTCTGGACTTCTTCCGGAATGTATCTGTGGTAGAAGGTATTACTAACAACGACTTCCTGGGTGAGATTGCTGCCTTCGGTGATGCTGTAGAGATCATCAAAGAGCCGGTTATCACTGTATCTTCTTACACTCGTGGCCTGGCCATCGTAAGTGAAGAGCTGCTGGATAACAACCTGGTTCTGCAAATCGACCAAGCCAATTACTTCGCTTTCGAGATCGATGATATCGAGAACAAGCTGGCACACGTCAACTGGAAAGAACTGGCAACTGGTTCCGGTGCATATGCACTGCGTGACAAGTTCGACCATGACGTCCTGCAGTTCATGGCTGACGCTGTACTGGCTGGCAACCAAATCAACGACCAGACTACTGCTGCTGGCCTTGACGTTGGCTTCGGTGCTGGTGAGTCCAATCCTCTGGATATGCTATCTCAACTGGCTCGTATCCTGGATGTCAACAACGTACCTGAGGAAGGCCGCTATGTCGTAGCTTCTCCTAAGTTCCTTGAAGCTCTGGTTAAAGCTGGTTCCGACCTGCTGTCTACCGACTTCAATGATGGTGCTACCTCTCTGAAGAATGGCCTAGTTATGGCTGCTCCTCTGCGTGGATTCCGTATCCACAAGACTAACAACTTCCCGACTTATACTTCTACCGGCGGTACTCCTGTCGTAGGTGCTGAGATCTTGGTTGCTGGTCACATGAGCGCTGTTGCTACCGCATCTTCCATCACCAACGTTGAGACCATCCGCCTGGAAGGTTCCTTCGGTGATAAGGTACGTGGTCTGCACGTATACGCCCGTGGTATTGTTCGCACCGAGTCTCTGACCCGTGCACACATCACTGCTTACGGCAGTATTCTTGTAGACGCCTAATCCTAGGTTAGTCTATTAGACGTATGGAGGGAAGTATGGGTTTGTCCTGCTTCCCTTTATTTTTATCTTCTAGGAGTTCACATGGCGAAGACTTTCCTCGACATCATTAACCTTGTATTACAGGACGCTAATGAAGTCCAACTAACAGAGACTACCTTTCTAAGCCCACGTGGTCTCCAATCTTTTGCTAAAGAAGCTGTCAACCGTGCGTTGATGGACATTGCTACATCCACCCCAGAATGGAATTGGCTGAAGACAGGTACTGCGGCATCTCCCAATACCGTCCCAACAGTCATTGGTACTCAGTGGTATAACTTCAAATCTATTGTTGCCCCTGATACTGCATACTCTGCTATTGACTTCGATACTTTCTTTATCGATAACAATGTAGATCTTTTTAATAACCTACCAGTCATCTCTTTCGATGAGTGGGATACCCAGTTCCGTGAGCGGGATGAAGACGTTAATAGCGTAGGTGATACCCCTAAGTTTGTTATTGAATCTAATGATAGTAATCTGTTTGGCCTTACACCAATCCCAGATGCTGTCTTTACTATTTCTTTCCGTTCCTGGAACGATGCTAATGTTCTTGCAAATGCACTAGACACACTTCCTTTCCCAGACAGATACTTCAACACGCTTGTAGCTCGTGGTCGATACTACCTCTGGACATTCAAAGAGAATGACTTCCAAGCTTCAGTGTCTGATCGTGAATACCGTGATGGTCTTAATAGAATGAAGGAGCAACTTACTACACCTAAGGGTCGTAAGATGCGATTGGTGTAACCAATGCCTAGTAAAGAAAGATCTTCTCTAGTCCAGTTACAGGGTGGACTCGATACTATTAGTGATAGAGTATCACTCTTCCAGATGCCTGGTAAGGCCACTAGCATGGTCAACTTCGAAGGTGGTATTAAGGGTGGGTACAGACGTATCAGTGGCTTTACGAAGTACGGTACGCTCTCTCCTGATGGTGTAGGTACTGACCCTGTCATCGCAGCACGTAGCTATTTCAATGGTGCAGTAGCAGTACAAGGCGGTAATGTATACTTCAGTGAGACAGGCGCCTCTTGGATCCAAGTTAATAAGGATACTAGTGGTGGCTTTGTTGATGCAGCTACTCTTGCAGGACTCGGAGCATTACCACGTACATCTACAGATTTAGAACATTATAGGTTTGTAGAATACCATAATGGTACAGAGTCTGAACTCTATTTAGTAGATACTCTAGGGGTAAACCCTATTGCTAAGTTTGTTATCCGTGCTACTCCTACTCTTGAATATAAATATGAAGAGGCTGGTGTAACCGCATGGGGTACAGGTAACGTACGTAATCCTACAATCATTGAAGTTCATAACGAACGTCTGGTTGTTGCTGGTGACCCTAACTTTAAGAACGAAGTACACTATTCAGATCTATTAGAACCGTTTGACTTTATTGGCGGCGGTCTTATTAATATTGCTGATGAAGTGGTATGGTGTGAGACTTTCAGAGAGAATCTCATTATCTTTGGTAAGACTCTTATCAAAGCGGTAGCTGGATTGGGTGATCCCTCTCTACAGAACATTGAAGCTATTACAACTAAGATTGGTTGTGTATCGGGCGGCTCTGTTCAAGAGTTTGCAGGAGGCTTGATCTTCCTAGCACCTGATGGTCTAAGGACAGTAGCCGCTACTCAGCGTATCGATGATTTTGAACTAGGCGTAGTGACTACAGATATCCAAGATGAGATCTTAGATATCATTGGTAGGGCTAATGCTTCCTTTATTACCTCTGCAGTAATACGCTCTCGTAACCAATACAGACTCTTTATCTCTGATAATGCCGGCGTAGTAAAAGGAGTAGGTGGTGTAATCCGAGGTGGGACATCTGAGCCCTCAGGTGTTGCAATGGAGTGGAACCTCTTTCAGAGTAACTTACTTTATGATGTTACTTCCGTAAGAGATAATAATAATGAAGAAGCTCTCTTTCAAGTAAATGCTGATGGCTTTGTATACCAGCATGATACTGGTAATACTTTTAATGGCGCTAATATCGTAGCCGTATTCAAGACACCTGAAATGATGCTGGATGACCCTAACTTCAGGAAGACTATGCATTACGTAGATACTTATATCTCTATTGAGGGTGCAGCTAGTCTATCTTTCCAGATAATGTATGATGAGCCATTTGGTAATGCAGCAACTCCATCAGTATACAATACAGATGTAATAGCTGGACTATCCCTCTACGACGTAGACCTGTATGACACTACTGCAACATATGATGCAGGAGATGACATCGTTACTCGTACGTCTGTACAAGGCTCGGGCAAACTTATCTCATTCTTATTCCAATCGATAGGTGCTAGCGCACCCTTTACCATACAAGCTTTAAATCTTTCTTACTTTCTGAATGGTAGGTACTAGGAGAAAATATGACGAGTTACACAAGACAAAGTACTTTCATTCCCAATGATGTCATCAAGGCAGAACATGGTAATGATGAGTTCAACCAACTAGTAGCTGCCTTTGCTCAAGCTACAGGACATACACATAGTGGTGCTGCAGCTGAGGGTGCATATATTCCACTTATCAGTGATACAGATAATACTGATAAGGTAGAGATTGTAACTGGTGGTGCCAAGACTACTGGTACACATCAAGTAACAGGGGTTATCACAGCTGACGTAGGCCTTACAGCCACTACAGGTGATATCACAGCTACTGCTGGTGATGTCGTAGCTACTGCAGGAGACGTTGTCTTGACTACTGGTAATGTTACACTAGCTGCACTAGCAACAGTAGATGGTAGGGATATCTCTGTTGATGGTACTAAGCTAGATGGCATCGAAGCCCTAGCTACAGCTGATCAATCTAACGCAGAGATTAAGACGGCATACGAGGCTAATGCAGATACAAATGAATTTAGTGATGCAGAACAGACTAAGTTAGCTGGCATTGAAGCAGCGGCTACTGCTGATCAAACCGGTGCTGAGATTAAAACAGCATATGAATTAGAGGCTAATACTAATGCCTTTACTGATGCAGAGCAAACTAAGCTAACTGGCATTGAAACAGCTGCTACTGCTGATCAGACTAATGCAGAGATTAAAACTGCATATGAAGCTAACTCTAATACTAATGCTTTTACTGACGCTGAGCAAACTAAACTGACTGGTATTGAGACTAGCGCTAAAGACGATCAGACTGCCGCGGAGGTAGTATTTACTCCTGGATCTGGAGTAGTAGCTACTGACGTACAAGCAGCTATTGAAGAAGTAGTTATTCGTCGTAACCATATCAGTGGTTTGCAGACTAGTCAACATACAGATGCAGATCATGATATTCAGACGTCTGTTGGAGAATGTAACGATAGTACGAACATTCAACTTCTAAAAAGTAGTTCTATCCTTATTAAACAAATTGATGCAGTGTGGGCAGTAGGTACAGCTGCTGGAGGTCTTGCTTCTGCATTAACTCTTTCAGTATCTACTTGGTATCACTTTTTCATTATCGCTAAGACTGATGGTACTGTAGATTTCGGATGGGATACCTCACTTACAGCTACAAACCTACTCACTGATGCTGTTGGCTACACACTCTTCCGTAGGATTGCTTCTCATATTACTGATGCCTCAGCAAATATCATTGGGTTTACTCAAATTAGTGATGAATTCAGATGGGACGAAATGCCTAGGGAGACAAGCGTAGCTAACCCCGGAACATCAGCTGTATCTGTCACTGTCGATACTCCTATAGGTGTTACTGTAGATGCAGATATGATGTTTAGTATAAACGACTCTACTACTGCTGCAACTACCTTTGGTCTTCTCACATCTACTTCTCAAACAGATACGGCCCCCTCAAGTTCATTATACGATGTAGCTATTCAAAATGGATCTGATGCTTATTCTGTAGTTAGTAAGCGAATTCTTGAAGCAAATTCTACGATTAGATTTAGGATCAGTAATTCAGATGCTGGAGTTATCGTTCGCCTATTTACAGTCGGCTATACAGATTATCGAGGTAATCAATAATGTATCCAGTAAGAGATGAACAGGGAAAGATTATCGGTGAAACACGTTCACCTAATAGTCAGACTAGTAAAAAAATAGATGAAGCATCTCAAGAGTGGTTGGAGTATTTAAATCCTCCCTTGACTGATGTAGAGCTTAAGTTAACAGGTATTCTCTTTGAAGGGATTATGTGTTCAGCCACTGCTCAAGATATGTGGGGCCTAGCTTCCATTAAAGATTGGATTGCTCTCGGTAATTCTACAAACTTTAAGTTTGATAATGGTAACACCCTCATTCTTACTCCTACCAATGTGGCTGCATTCGAAGCTACGTGGGTTCCCTTCCGTCAATCTTTCTTCGAGGTAGTTTAAGATGGCTACAGCAAGTCAAATCGCAGCTGCACAGAGAGAGCTAGCACAGGCTGAAGGAGAAGTCCGTACTGAACCTAATTCACAGAATCGAGGCAATGTAACCCGTGCAAGAACAGCGCTTGCACAACTTAGGGCAGAAGGTACTACACCTACTGGCGCTACCGGTGCTGCTGTAACTGCAAGTACTCCTGGAGGGGCTACTACCGCATCCACTACTACAAGCATCCGTAGTACTGGCGTGACAGGAGACCCTGCACGTGCAGCTCT